GTGGAATACCAATGGTAACCGTACGATCATCGACGACAATTCCGGTTCGTTCACCCGCACGGCCTCGGGAGAACAAGACCCTGTTGAGGCAAGACAAGGTGTCTACGTTGCCAACATGATCGTGCGGCGCCTTCTCCTTACCAAACCTGGCGATCACACTGCTGGTCGGCATGATCAGTAATAAGAAGTATCTGCAGCCGCGATTTCTAGCTGCCTGTAAGGTGGCGCTTGTGCAAACGTTGTTTGACCTTCAATAATTTTATCTCTTGTAAATCCATTTAGTGTATTAGACAATCTCATAAAATCTAAACAGCTAGCTGTATTAGCAATAACCTTTGCACCTTGTCTATTTAGTGGATCTTTAAATAGTGTAACCTGTCTGAAATCTTGACCAAGTAAGAAGTCACTATCATTACCTTCAAGCAATGAGTGAAACATAACAGATGAGGTTTTTAAATCTACTCTTGGATCTGCACCTACACCAGAATCGCTAAATGGCAAGATTGCTCGAGCTTTAGCACCTGTTCCGCCACCACCAGATATTGTAACAAACGCAATAGTGTATCCGTTACCATGTGCTAGTGGAGCTGTAGTCCCTGGTCCGCTTGGATGAGCACTGTCTTTTATTCGAATACGTGAAACTACACCTGCACCAGAATCAATGTCTGCTACAGCTTTTGCATCAATACCATTACCGGTAATTGTAACTGTCGGTATACTTGTATATCCTGTTCCACCTTCTGTAAGTGCAATGCTTAGAACCTGTCCTGGTATCGCACTATCCTGTACAGCTTTTTGTTTTAACTCAATGCCAGTAGAGTTAGAATCAACATTAAACTGTTTTTGCACAGGCATAAAATTCGATGATTGGAATTGCTCTTGCCTTGAACCACTAATGGTATACATAAATTTCCATATGTAACCATCGGCTGTTCTAAAAGAACTGTGATTAGCACCTGTTGGTTCTACTGTAGAAGGTTGAGCAACACCTAGTCTGTTACGGCCAGTTTCTAAACAGACATAAACTTGGTTGTTATCATTCTTCACGTAGTAAGGTTGTGTAGGATAACCCGCTACTGTATCGTCATATGGAGAATAGATCCTACCATTTGACCAATTGTTACGAGGAACAACAAGAGATGTAGACTTAACCTTTTTAATAGACTGCAAAGCATTTCTTAATTTAGAAACTTCGTCAGGGCTATTGATAGGAGTAGGAACTGTCTCGTTCGAATCCCATGGTTGTGATCTACCAATACCCACATAATAGTTGTGAGTCTGTTGTTCAAACCGCTCGAAGAAATCTCGAGCAATCTGTTGTCTTAAGGTATCTGTAATAGTTGCTGGCATTGTTTATATCCTATTAAGTACTAATTGCACCGCCGAGAGCGATTCGTTTATAAAAACCGGCTGCACTGTCAAAAATTGCAAGACATGGATCGCCTGAATCTCCGTCGGTTACAAATATCATTTTACCGTGTGACCCTGTTGGTGCAGTAGCTACTGAATAATTTCTTAAATCTAATTCTACAGCTTTGCTTTGTACATAATCAGAATCAATTGTATCTGCAATATTATGTTTTAAAGCTACTGTACCACTGCTGTCTGGCAAGTTAATTGTTCTGTCAGTTGTTGGATCAATAACTGATAAAGTTGTTTCATGAGAATCTGCAGTGGAACCTTCCCATACAACTGAATTAGTCGCTAATGTTACGCCTAGGTTAACGGCCGAGTCTGTACCAAGGATAGTTTCAATATCTTGTACAGCATCATACAGTTCTTCAAAATTTTCATTAATCTTTCCGGCACCGGTATATAGATCGTCGCCGGTTCCGTCGTTACCTGTTGCGCCTCTGTTTATAATCTGTCTTGCCATTTTTAATTCCTAAAATGTTTAACATTATTTATAATAGTTACACTACTGCCTGAAGTAGGATCTAGCATCAAATGTGTCATTTGTTGATGAAAATTTAACAGATGAAAGTGGTACATTGTTTGAAGTAGTACCAACTGAATCTGTCTTATCGTCGAATGATACCCAATATCCACCCATTTCATACATGCTGCTGTAGTATCCTTCGAGCTCAGCAATAGTCATATTCTGAAACTTCTTAATTGTTCTAGCTAAACTGTATCTATCACGTAGATAGAATCGTTCTGCTTCACCAACATATCCATCTGTAACATAATCTCTATTCATGTACAGCAATGCTTCATTATTAATTTGGTCTGAATCTCGTCCGTCTAATCCGTAATAAGCCTCTCGGTAGAAACTATTTGTTTTCGCAATACCTGCATCTGGTGTAATACGAAATCCTCTTAGCGCGCCTATTACTTCTCCAGTTCCTATAGTAATTGCCGCTGCATTACTAAATACATTGATATTCGGATTGATAAACGGAATAGATGTAGCTGTTGTAATAGGAACTATCGGTTCAGATTCTAAAACAACATTTGCACCTAAGTAAAATCCAGATGGATGTACATACTTTCTATATAGTGCTTCCCATATAACTAAAGGAATTGGTCCTTTAATTAATGTAGAGAAAACCTGATATAGTCTTCCGTCTTGTATTTTCTTAGCATCTTCGGTACCAACTCTAGATTCGCCTACAATAAACAGGCTGTCCTTAGGATGAAAGATCTCAATCGTTTCATTAAAGAATGCTCTAAAGAATCCATGAATAGAATATTCAGAACCTTTAACTCTAAAGAAATTACCAAAGTTTCGAATAACTTCTCTTGGTGTAATGAACTGGCCTGATGAAATACCTAAACCGATTTCATCAAATAGTAAATCCAAGTATTCTAATTTAGCATCTTCAATATCTCTTATTGTTTGCAGCTCTTCAATAACACCGCCGAAATTATCTGCAGAATCTAAATGCTCATAATAAGCGTCAAGGAAAGTTATTAAATTAGGATAGTCAGATCTAAAATGTTCTGGTAATATTTCATCAACCAGAGTTTTATTTAGATTAGTTGCATGCCTGCCAAAATCTCTAAGTGTTTGTGCGAATGCTACCATGAACTTATACCGTTGTAGTGTCTTGTCTATCTACGCTTGCTGTTGCATATGATAAGCTTGGATCTATTTTAATTACATAATTACGTAATGGTTTAATTATACTTTCATTCAATGGTACAGCTGACACCTTAATAAAATCTTCACCTCCGATAAATGCTTCAGGTGCAAATCCTACTATCTTGACTAAACCTGTAGCTGGAAAGTATTCGCCAACATTGTCTAAAAGAACGTTACCATCGATGTCTGTTACCTGCAATCTAGTAGAGCTAAGTTTATTTCTTATAACTGCGATAGTTCCTTCGAACTCAAATGTCTGTGACTGTACCATGTAGGTATAAGGATCAGGTGCTTTAATATCCATAGGATATTGTAGTTCAAATGTTCTCTTATCACCAATAGTTGGCTCAAATCTTAGTTGTGCTTTTACGTCACACTTACTTGAAAGTATAGCCTGATCAATAGCATCGATCTCAGTTAACATATTACTACGTCTAAATATTTTACCAAACTTATTTAAGTTCTTTGCAAAATATGCATTTAAGAATCGATACACTGAGCTTTCAGTAGCAGATAAACTAATACCTGTAAGTGATGGATCAAATTGGAATGACAATGTAAGTTCTAAGAATAGTTCTGTTGGATCTGTAAACTTTGTAGTAATAGAAACAACAGATAAGTTATCTGTAAACTGTCCTACAATCTGTCCTTTAATTTGATCTTGCACAGTTTGTGATGTATCATCTGCAAAGTTTAATGAAACATATACAGCACCATAATCGCGTGGCACGTTTTGATCACCTGACCAAACGTTACAATCTGTTACGTCTGTAAAATTACTTAGGATCATGCCTTTATAATCTAATGAAGTAACTAATCGATTCTGCGATGCATATGCTATTGGTGCAAGCTGCTTGATGCTTTCAATTGTTTGCTTATCGGCCCCACCTGTTGATTCGGTTTGTGTTGTAACGACGACAGGATAGTCCAAGCCAAGATGATTGAAATCATTATTGGAAGTAAATACCGTTCCATTGTCTGCTAGTGGTCCTTTACTTGAAAGATAAGTAACAGTTACTTTGTTACCAGGATCTGGTTTTTTACCAAAGGATACACCATCACCAAAGTTTAATTCATAAGTTCCATTAGGAGCTTCACGGATAGAGTATACTCTTGTATCTTTATCGATTGTAACAGCAGATCTCAATGGAATGTATGATTGATAATTAGAGGAAGTGGCTGTATCATACACTAATACTTTTGCTGTAGCTGTATCGATTGTTTCGTCTGGTATTACAAAGATTTGTCTTTCATTCTTTTCACCTACAAAAAATGTTTTAGTTTTTTCTACACCTTCATATACAGGAATATTAGAAGAATCATCAGATGTTTTAAAAGTATAATTACCAGTTCCATCATCTTTTGCAAAGTAAGATTCTAATGTCCTAAATGTATATGATACACCATCAATTGAAGATGTAAATGTCCAACCAGCCGGCAATTGTATTTGTGGTCTACGTCCTACAACTCCTGCCATATTGACACTAATGTTTATAACTGCTTTTGATGTAGTGATTGATCTAACTTCATATCCTAATGTTTCAGCATGAGATACGATAGAAGCTCTTAACTGTGCAGTAGGTAAGAATGATTCGTTAATTGCAAAGTTTGCTGTAAGTCCATTTAAATGTGTATTATATGCTAAAACATCTAAAACATTATTAAGACCTGAAGCATCAAAATCGTAGTCAGCAAATTCATCTTGCTGTTTAAAATAATTTTTTAATGATTCCTTGATATTTTGAAAATCAAGGTCAGACGATTTAATAATTGTTGCAGCCATTTATCTAAGCCTCGCTAATGATACATCAACTACTACAATTTCTTTTGTGTTTACAACTTGAAATTCTACTGATGCGTCTATTGAATTAAAATCTGGTTGTAGTTGAACACTAACTCTTAATAGATGAGCTCTTGGTTCAAATGTTTGTATGGCATCCGCTATAATATTCTGTACATATTCTGGATCAAAGTCAGTATCCAAATCAAACAGCGCTTCTCCTAACTGTGATCCGAAATATGGTTGAAATGGTTTTTCACCTTGTGCCGTCATTAAAAGATTTTTTACAGCCTGTTTTACAGAAGCAGCATCTACTTTTTTATAAACGTCTCCTGCAGGTTTCGGACTAAACGTTAAATCCAAATCCTTATAATTACGAGCTTTAGAACTAATTATCGATGTATTAAGATTATTATCTTCTACCGAAAACGCTTTAGCCATTTAATCCTCTAATGTTGTTATTCCTATTTATATAGTTTATGCGGATGGTTCTGATATTTCTACCAATTCACCGTTCGTTTGTGTGTAATTATTAAATCTTGTTTCAATCTCATTTCGATATCTCATATTCCAATCCGCATTTACAGCAGGCATTTGTATAATAATTTGAGCATTTAGGCTATCATCAGGATTATATGAATCATAATCGAGTATCATCCGATCAAAGTTAACATAGTCTTTGCAGTATAGTGCTAAGTCAAACGTTTTCTCTATATCAATCAATCCGTTTCTGTCTCTTAGTTCGTATACAACCACCTGACCTCGTGATGCTAATAGGTTAAGACTATTTGGATCTAGTGTTTCATCAGGTCGTTTCTTATATAAGCCTTCGGTTACAATTAAACGATGACTGTTTAATTCTTCTAAATACTGTTGAGCTGAATTCATAAACTCAGCATGAGCATATAAGTTACGTGCTATTTTTACTCGTTCAACATCGTCTGTAATATGTTCTAATGTATTAGGATCTCCATAACCACCTAAGAATTTTGCCAGTGATATGCCAGCTGCTAATCTTGTATGACCATTTATTACTTTATAC